ATGGCATTTACTCGGGGTAGATGCCTGTTAAAACTCCGCCTAAAAGAAGCTCGTATGAGACAAGTTGATTTAGCTTTTATTACTGGATATTCGGTACAAGCTATATCAAATTATGCTAATAATCGATCCTACATGTCACCTGAAGCAATGTATACAATATCTAAGGCATTGAGATGTGGGATGGATGACCTTTACGAGTGGGTACGGAGCTAACAGGCTCTACCTCGATGAAAGTACACTGTCAGTATACTTTTTAAGCACACTGTTCAATTACTCTTCTCAATTCCCCCTCATCACTCATTAAATTTTCAAGCGTCCGCGGAACTTAATTTAATTATTGTTCCTACACGCAAATTTGTACAGAATCTTTCGTCAGACGAAAGTTGTTGGAATCACTGCACATTTCGACTTACTTCGACATTCAAAAAGAGTTATAATTAAGTTTTGTTATCTCTGGAAACTCTTTTTCCAGTTCCTCATAATCATTTGTTGTTAGGGTACATTTTTTTGAACCACCATCAAAATACGTATACATCTTTTCAGTATCAATCCTCTTTATGTTCCTTATGTTTGCCGAATTAACCCGATCAAAAATTCTGAATACATGGCCGCTTGCGTTTAATGCGCGCGTCCAAAATTTAATTGTACCAGGCGTGTAATACTGCCCGAAACTGGTATGCACAATGACCAAGTTATATTTCTTTGAAAATTCCAGATATAGAATCAATCGAACCGGCAGGAGATACAGACCGTATGCACCTTCTGGTTCGCGTGTTACGGTTATTTCGTTCATTACATAGAAAGATCTCGGCATGCAGCACCCCCAATAGATGCTGTATGCCCGTTTGCCACGCTGATTATACTCATGCAATAATATAGTTGACTTTAAATATAGAGGTGACAAAATGATGCAAGCAACTGAAGAGCTAGCCAACAAAATGTTGGAACTGTCTGGAGGTAACAGAGAAGCCTTGATGAGTTATGTCTTAGGAATGCTTGAAGGTTCTATCATGGCCGTGGACAAACTTGACACGAGCATAGAAGAGATCTTACCAAATATGAAAAAGATATTATCAGCGTATCATAAAGCTCATGAGACACTAAGAGATGTCGATACATCCAAACTAAACTAAAAGCCTTGGGATTGTCCCAAGGCTTTATTATTAACTTAATTTCAATTTCTCACTTTTGTGATACTCTATAAGACTTTTTTCATTTTTTCAAGCATTAGTTCACTATAGTGATCAACATATTTCGCGCCTGATAAAAACCCTTCATACATACCTACTGCGTGATTTCTCACAATTATTTGATCTTGAATGGATAATCTGCTTAACCTTTCACTACTACCAATCATACTGCCACCTCACCTCGTAATCGTAACAAGTACATTATTACATAACAGGTGTATTCTGTGTATATGAAAACCCCCCGGTGAGCAAATCCGGGGGGGTTTCAAAAGGATAGGGATAGAACTTATGGCTGCATCACTGTAAACCAGAGAGGTAATACATTATATTCTCAATTGTTCTAGTTCGTTCATCTTATATAGGGAAACAGGCGGTTGTAGAGATTAGAAGAATAATTCTAGAATAATTTGCGCCATTTTTGACAGCATGTATAGATGAATATCAAGAGGATTGTTTATAAAGAAAAAAGCCCCGGATTACTCCGAAGCTTTCTGTTCTTTGCTTATTTTATCAATGCCGCAGATAATTTCTAACTCCTTCAAACTACTATCATTGTTATTAGCCGTTACCACATTGTGATTTGTTTTCTTAGCGAATTGAATGAACTCATGCATTTGCATCGAGTCTCGATAAAGTCTATCGTATGAGCTAACGATCAGCGTCCCATTTGGATTTTCATCCATGAATTTTCTTACATTCTCAAATTCCGGTCGCTCAGAATTAGCACTGAATCCGTGGTCTAAGAAAACTTCTTCGACTTTGTAACCGTGTTCAGTGGCATACTTTTTGCAGAGTTCCAGTTGGGCGTTGATATCCTGTTCCGTGGTTGCTGTACGGCAATACACTACAGCTTTTTTATCACTCATTCGGATCAACCTCACTTATTTTTGAATTGTTTCAATTATCTCTTCTACCTTTTGCTTTAATTCAGGCCGACTATCCATATATTCAAGAAACGCCTCTTCTAAAAGATCTTTTTGATCTCTACCCGTCACAAAGGCGGCTGTTCTTAGTCGTGTTATAAAGTCTTCATTAAATCGAAATGCAGCAGGTTTGTTCGCCAACCGGATCACCTCTTTTTATTTTTTAAAGCTTGTAAAGCTGTAAACAAGGCAACCAGCGACACAGCTAGTCCAATAACGGAGATGATAAGGGTAATGGTTTCCATTGGACGGCCTCCTTTACAATTTAGGTATGCAGAGGGTATGATAAGCGTAAGATGATAGGGAGCAGGAGGGGACTTGCGTCCCCGCCTTGCTTGGTTCTTCGGCCTCTTACGTTCGCGGCGTAAGGGGCTTTTACTTTAGACGGCGCTTATCTCGCGCTACTTGGTAATTGACCCAAGCAGTTGCAAGATTGACAACCGCCGTCAGGAAGAGAATAATTGCAATCCCCATCTCTTACCTTCTCCTTTCCGGAGTGCTTAACACACCCTCTATTTAGTATAATATACCATTATCGTATTGCTGTCAATACGTTTTATGATAAAAAGAAACAGAGCCGCTAGGTTATTCCTTTGGCTCTGTTTTTTCTTCTGATACATGATCCAGTATTTCATCTAACCTGCAATCAAGTGCAATACAAAGCTTGTCTAGCGTTTCGAAATGAACCTGTTTTGCTCGACCATGATACAGTTCCGTAACAGTGTTGCGAGCAAGCCCTGTCATATTAACGACATCTGAGATTTTCAATCGCTTTCGCCCCATAACCTCACTCAATTTGTTTGCGATCATGTGCTCACCTCTTTCCAACATAATAGCAATGGTGAACAAAATAATCAATAAGTTGAACATTTTTGTTGACTAGTTGATTAATATGTTCTATATTATGTATAACAAGTTGAACATTTAAATCATCATGTTGATTATTGAAGTTGAAAGGGTGACGACGATATGAGGTTATTTTCGAGCCGAGAAAGCATCCAAGACTTTGTTGAATTGTTCCAAGAATACAAAAAAGACGGCAATTCATTAGAAATTGATGTCGTATACGTATTGACGCTTGCTTGGATTGAATCAATCTTGCTTTTGTGCAACATTGAAGACAATCAAAAATTTTACCGCATCAAAAACTTGATTGAAGCGTCAAGACTTAGCATTTAAGCAAGGAGGCATTTCATGACTTGGGCTGGGTAAAATCCCAGCCCTTCGGGGCGATGGTCGCGGATATCCGCTGAATAATTTTGTGATGGAAAGAGTGTTGTAGTGTAGTAACATATACTGTAAACAGATCAGTGCGAAGGAGTGTAGGAAATGAAAATTGATGTTTATGAGGAACGTTTTGGAAGCAAGTTGGTTGCTATGTTGGTGGCAGACGATGGATCTAAACGTGAATTGGTAAGATCAGAAATAGGCAATGATGATCTGCTGAATAGAATTGAGGCTATGAATTTATCACATCTGACAGTTACATTTCATTGGGCGGCTGATAAGTGTAAGGTGTGTGACGGTACTAAATCGTATGAGCTGGAACAAGGCGGGATTGTTACTCCTGTATCCTGCACTTATTGTGACGATGATGGTAATTGGTTGGGGATTGGAGACAAAGATGCTTGCAGTAATCAGCGACGGCAAAACAATTAAATTTGAGATAGCAGAGTAACCAAACACGAGCCGCAGGGATGCCCTCCCATACAGCTCGTGTTTTTGTGTAGGCACAGCCTAACACGGTTCCACTGTACATCAATCTATATCATTTTGAAATACTAACCTTACGTTGAACTCTGTCCCAACTAGCAACCCGGTATCCCGCTGCCTCTACTACCTCTCTGACAGGGGCAATGGCTCATTCATTTACTACCTGTGTCCCAACAATCTTATTCCCGTTTACCGTCGCTATTTTCTTGATGTTGTCCCATACAAGTTTAGCACCTATTGCTTCGGCCATGTCTCGTATCGGCACTGTAACAAGCCCGTTCGCGAAAGTCCCGGAGGCAATTACTTTTCCATTCAATTCTACCGTTGCGGTTTCTCCTCTAGGTTTTGCGGTTGCAGGCTTTTCCACCGCTGCCACACCGCGCAACTGCGCCAACTTATTTACCAAGTTCGTGCCATATGACGACGAGGGCGCCCACTTCGCACCCAATTCTTCCAATGTCTTCGCCGTACCATGCAGATATGCGAAGTGTCTAGGATCTGGTGTATCCTTTTTCGGGTATCCACTTGCGCCAGCGTACAAGGCCAAATGGTCAAGGTGGGCGGTAATCCCTTCTTTCCAATCTTTGAATCGTTTATGAGCTGATGCCTGGTAATCTCCACCTCCAGCGGTGATTTTCAGGCCACACGGGTTGTGATAGCTGGCGTCTATACCAGCTGCACTTTCCCCCTTTTTATAGAGGTACCCAGTTTCGTGTGCAAACTGCACATAGGCAATGGCTGGATCGATTCCGCCCCGAAGTGGCGCAAGCTGCCAGTATAGATCGGCCAGCTCTACAAATTCATCAGGCGCTTTATTCGCTTTTGCCCAAGCCTTAGCCTGCTCGACCGTAGCAGACGCCGCGCCTAAGATGTTCGTCCCTCTGGCTGCTGGCTGCTGCGCTTTTTTCGGCTGCAGCTTTAAGTAACGCGCCACGCCCGCGACGTGGCCGGATATAATCGCCTCAATAACTTCCGGACGCTTGAGCCGCGCCGCATCTGCCGCGACATCGACAAACAGGTTTTCTGTCAAGACTGCCGGCATGCGCGACTCGCGGCACATGTGCAGATCCTTTTTGCGCTGCCCTCGATCCTTAACACCGAACTGCTGTAGCCGGCTCATGATCTCTGAATGAATAGCATCTTGCAGCGCCGCCGTGGCTGCATCCTTTGTGCCGGAATATGTGTATGACTCAAAGCCTCCTGCGCCGCCCCCGGCGTTACAGTGGACACTGATAAGCACATCAGCTCTAGCAGAATTGGCCTTGTCTGTCCGCTCTTTCAAGGACAAGTAAACATCTGAAGAACGAGTAAGAAGGCATTTAACACCTTCATAATCACGCTCCAAGCGCCGCGCCGCTTCTGTGGCAACGCGTAGCGCAACGTCCTTTTCGACGACTCCATTTCCGCTGCCGCCTGGATCTTTACCGCCGTGGCCGCTATCCCATTCTACAACAACCTCAGTCATTCTTAGCACCACCCTTCTTTGCTTGCTTCACTGTTTGATGCCCAAATACAGCAACAGCACCACACAAAATACCCTGAATTACAGATTCAGCACTAAGCCCAAGGATCGATGTAGTAAATACAATTGCAATCGCTGTTACGAAAAAGATAATTGTCCAGTCTGGTACCAACGGCGTATGTTTCAAAGCAAATCCAATCACCCAACATGCAGCAACAACAACGATTAATGCAGGATTAATCAGTTCAAAAATCATGTTCCATTCTATAGGCATAGTTAAGTACCTCCTAAGTTAATTTAATTGCTGCGACGATTACCGCTACCACAATGCCAATAAATGACCCAGTAACGGTACGCCACAACCACTTTTGATTGTCTTCGATTTTGTTCAGGCGGTGATGAGCTGAATCAGCAGAACTTAACGCTTTAATCGCCATATCTCTGCCATTAATAGCGTCATCCAATTTTTCCTCTATACCGTCGATTTTTGTTTCAACCCGTGTTAGTCGCTGCAATGTTTCAAGCTGTGGATCGGGCATGTCTTCACATCCTTTGTAATAAAATAGCCCCCACGCTGCCGTGAGGGCATAAAAATGGCACCACCTATGCGGTAGCGCCTTATTTTTTCGAATATTCGTCTCCAGTGATGTCCTGATATTGCTCTGGCGTAATCTTGCCATACTCGCAAAACTTGCCGATATACAGCGGATCTTTCAAATCCTTTTTGTAAATCCCCATGTCGTAGTAGCGTTTAATCGTTGCGAACCAATCCATCTTAGATCACTCCTTTTTCAGCTAATTGTAATAGCAATGTTGCGTGGTCTTGCGTGAGCTGCTGGCTTGACGAGTCAATGCCTGCCACCTGCAGCAGCAGCGCCGCATTTTCCTTTTTCAGATTTTCGTTTTCTTTTTGGAGATCCTGAACACGGTTTTCGATGGTGTCAGGCTTTTCATAGTCATAAAAGAGCTGCGCCTTTTTAACATCTACCTTTAGAACTGGAACCATTCCAGAAATGTTAATCGGTTGCGGCATCTCTCCCTCAATTTCGATTCCCAGCGCTTCCATTTGTTTGGGCGTAGGATTAAAATATAACGTCTCGACGCTCAATCCTTCGGATGTTTCTTTGTACACTACGTACATGTTATCCCTCCTTTATGCATATTGTAACAAACAGAAACCCCGTGCCCCTACTACATCGCTCTTCCCCCTATGCCGTTGCAACTATGTGCATCTCTTGCCCAGCAATATGAGAGCTTTGGCCAACTGGCATTATGAAACCGTCACCCGTGATAGTCGGGCTTATAGTAGAGCCGTTTACAGGAGGTAGATGATCTGCATGAACCGCTTCTAAAGGGGTGTAGATAGATGTTTCCGTGTAGACAAAACTACTTCTATTCCCGTCATATGCGCTTCTGAATTGCGGCGCGTAGTTGCCACCAGACCAAAAGTCTATCGCGATGAATTTGGCGCGAAAACCCAAGCCAGTAACTATTACATAATATTCTGGTCTGCCGCTATTTTTATCTACCAAGAAATACGTGTAGTCGGACGATGCTAATTGAATGATGATCGCGCTTGTACGAATCTGTCCAATCTTCCACTCTAATGTCCCCCATTCATCGGCTGCGGATGCTGGAACCCCCTTGGCGTTGATTGCACCCGCGATTCTACCTCTCCACTCAACGCCAGATTGAAAAGCCTCATTCGCTTTGTCCATTGCCGCCTTAACAGCACTTTCTGTTGCAGCTACATTCGTCCGAGTGCCGCTCGTTGCTGTGGATAGCTGTACAATTCCAGCAGCCGATACAGACGCACCCGGTAATCGATCGGCTGCCATAGTACCAGTTGTAATATCGCTTGCATCGTGTTTGTGTGATCCTGCAGCCTTACTGTTCCAATCATCCCGTTCGGCTGCTGTAATGTGCTTCGTCATGTCTTGGACGTGCGCGTTAAGGTCTGTTTTTTTAGCAGCTCCGATCGAATCCGGCGTAATCTTGGTCAAGTCGATGTCCGCGACTTTCTGATCGGTGTATACCTTTGCCCTTGCTTCCGCCGCATCTAAATCATCATGTGATGCCCACACAAGGGATTCGTCTATCCCAGCTGTTACATTGGAAGCATTACCAACGATCGTACTAATGTCGATCGGCTCCTCGATGATGTTTGATCCGCCTTTTGCGGGGATGTAATCAGCCGTCTCACCAGCATTCCCGTAGCAGTAAAGGATTTCACCGACATCAGGATCTTGAGCGAAAATACCGATCTCACGGAGGTAAAAGCCATTTGTTACGTTTTGATTTGACAATACAGTTCCAACTACCGCTCGCCCTCCTGGGCGAGTTTGTAGCTTTAAAACGGGTAGCGTCAAAACTGGATTAATCAATCCGGTAAGGTCTGAAATTGGTCGCCCTCCAAGCTGACCGTCTCCAACACGGAAACGAGTATAGCGCAACTCTGCACCTGTCTGCGCTTTGGCTTGAAGTGCCTTCCCCTTGTTGGTGATCATAAATGTAAAAGCACCCAATGCTTACACCACCTGTTCAATAAATAGTCGTTTCCCTGAGTGATATACGAATCCAAAATTAAGATCCATTGTCCCATTCCTGGTCAACTCGATTTTTTCAAGCCAGCTGCGCGTATTCTTGACCGAGTTAATAGCTGCAAGAAGCTCCTGCGCCCTCTCATTTGTCGCAGCTGGATCGGATGTTGATACTTTGAAGTAACCTGGCTTGCCTCCGTACTCATACCATTCCTCTACACGACCACTGCCGAATATAGTTGTAACAAGTTCGTTCACCGCCGATGGCGTGCCTTTTCGCTTATGCCAGGCTAAGCTATTTTTAACGAGCTCCCGCTTTTGTTCGATGGGAAGTTCCGGATCGTAGAAGTCAACATGAAACTGGTATGCGAGCTCGTCCACCCATTGCTCATTTAGTTGGTCTATATGGTGGAGTATCGCTACGGATGGCATGAGCTGCGTTACTTGCTGCAACTCTGCGTCGATTGCTTCGGCTGCTGCACGCACATTTTCATCCTCCTGTAGATTCGGAGGAACCAAGTCTATAAGCCGGATCTGCCCGATATTAATCATCCTCAATCCCTCCATACGTCACTTTTGGCGCGGTGGCAATGGCGACCTGAGTTTTTTCAATGACTGTATATGCTGGCGAGGTGACGGCTACACGTCTAGCTCCGGCATTCATGGCTAAACGGATAAGTTCCGATGGATTAATATCGCGACCTATGCGCGCTTTTTGCCATTGAATGTATGTCGTGACGGCCTGTTGTACTCGGTTCTGAATACTCGCAGCGTCCGTAGCGTTGAGGCTGTCGATCCAGTACGTCATGTCGATGTCATAGCTGACAGCATCCGGCGCAAGCACCGTCACCTTGTCCGTCAACGGCCTGATCCGGTCGCTGTTACAAGTGGCGTGCACTGCCTGAAGGATGTCCGATGACGGCAGCTCACCGTCCCGCATAAGCACGCGGATTTCTACCTCTGCTGGAGCAGGCGACCATACCAAGACATCCATGATGTCCTTGTTTGCTGATCTCGCCCAATATTGATACGCTCCAGTAGGACCGGCAACTGAGAAACGTTCTGGCGATGTGTATATGCGCTCACGATAGTGGTCGTCATCTTCTCGATCTGTGCCGCCTGCGCTGGTAGTTAAGTTCTTCACTTGATCGATCCAAGGTAGCGGATCAACGAGTGTTGATATCTGACCTGGGATAAAACCATTGCCACCCTGTCCAGGAGTCAGGCAGCGGCATGAAAGATCGATGTGCAGAGCCCCCGGTTTTATTTCACCAACATTGCTCGTTGCAAAAAATATTTCACTACCTGGGCTCACACGCGTACCTGCAGGAATCAATACCGCCTCTGCCAGCGGAACGGACAAATGAAAGCGAACGGTTGTCAGTGCCGGAGAAGCTGCAAGGCGCTCCGTCTCGACCATCGCGCCAAGGTGATCCAGGTAATCGCCCTGAGCGTAGCGAAGAAGGTTTTGCTTGGCGGTCTGATTTATCACCACTCGCTGTTGCACAATGATCTGAGCGATGCTCAAAAGAAAGAGGCGCACCGGATCCGCAGGGTACAGCTTGCGGTTAGTGATCGCCTCATACGTAGTTATCATGTTTTGCACGGTTTTGTTGACGTCAGAATCAACAAACTGTATATCAGGAAGGTCATTCAGTGCCAACGTCTTTCCCCTCCTCTACTATGTTGTAATCCACCAGTGGAAATGCTTTTCCGTTCTCTCCAGTCTTTACAATTACCTTTGTGACCTCTACTCGTGGCTCACATTCCTGAATAGCTTCGGTCACTCGGATCGCAAGCTGCGATTCCAAGAATGGCACAGGCACATCCTGCGGAGTATCAAGTCCAAAATTGCGGAACAAAGGAACAGTACCCAGAACGGTATCGATTATGCATTTTACATTCTGCTCTATTTCTTCAGCTCGTGTGGCTGGATGAAAGTTCGCCTTCATTTCAAGTACTCCTTTAATCGCACATCGATGTCAGCCGTGAGTAAATTACCTTTGGCGTCGATCTTCTCCCATACTTGCTCATGGCTTTCGATTACCCAGCGATACCGTCCAATGGGTAGCCCGCCAATAACTAGCGCATGCGGCTTTGCTTCACGCTGCAACGTAGACAATCGGCTGACTTCCCAACGAACATTGAGTCCAAAAAGATAATCAAATCTCATGGTGAATCCGATATCGTCGAGCCCTGGACCAATGTGCTGCAGTACAGGGCTTTTTCCAAGGACATCGATCTCGGCAAAACGGGATGCGCTTGATCGAGTGAAATTGTCGAACGTCCTGATCTTCGAACTGGTCACTAGGAAGTTGATTGGTCCCAAACTGCCGATCATACAACCGCCCTCCCCAACATTACCGCCGTTAGAGTGCTATCCGGCGGAGCTTCGATGTTGATGCCGCTTCCGGTGTATACAGCCTTGTAGTTGGATATCTGCTGCAGTTGGCCGTTAATTGTGCCTTTCATCCCAATGATAAATGTATCCTCCGACTCCCAACCATCCGGATATTGCACACTGGCGGCCGTACCGCTCACCTTGGCGACGTGGACAGCAGCAGGGGCTGCATCTGGCAGCTGCTCACCCTGGATGTAGTAGCAACCACCCAGGCAAAAGCCGTCATTCGTTCCCGTTGAAAGAAACACACAAACGACGCTATCCTTTACCTTCGGCATCATGGTCACGCCTGGCGGCATGATTACAGGGAGCTGAGCGGATACAGCGTCATCCTCATCGAAAAAGGACACGCGTACCGCGCCTATATCCGATGATACCGCCGTAACCGTTCCTGTTTTAATCGTTCTCTGATTCATAATTACCACCTTAATGCCTTTCTGATTTCCAGGCTTGTTGTATAGCCACCGGAATCAATTTGATGCGTGGCCGAATCGATTATATAGATGCCAGAAAACTGGCCGGAATTTACGATCTTGATCGTGGTTGCCGTCATCAACCTCGGATCGCCTACTAGCGTCAATCGTGCGCGGCCTGCCTCTTTGTTCTTGTCACGAAGCGCATTGCGTGCAACCCTAAGTCCTTCCGCTTCAGAATCAACCTGCTGATTCAGTTTTAAGATAGGTCCATTCTGTGGGGCTCCTGGTGCTCGATACGTAGCGGATATGGTTTTCTTTTCTTGGGCGTCGTGTACGCCACCTGACAAGCAACATATCTGGTATTGCTACTTGCCCAGCGGAATGAGTAATCCGCTACCTGGCCACCGTAAAGGTCTATGTCGAGAAGAGGCGGTTTCTTCTCGTATGTCGCTACGTCAAACAACACGAGCATTCCATTTGCCACCTTGATAGCGACGCCTTCCTTCGCAGCCTGTGCATACAAAAATGCGGTATCCGTCTGTTCCGTTTGGTCGATACGGTCGTAAGTCGGGTTAAATCCGACATCATACTTTAACTTTAGGCCGCCACGCTTTGCCACGTCTTCCGCGATGCGCTTCAACGTGACCTTTTCCCATACCTTCGTCCGCTTCGTTTGCTTGATCTCCGCAGCAGCTGGATGCGACGTTGCTCGAATGGTAACGAGAGAGGGCGGTCCCGTAACCTCCAGCTCGTCCAGATAGAACTTGCCTAGCTTGAACTTCTTAACAACGCCTGAGCCGAGTTGATCCGTCGTCTCGATAGCAACCTCAATCGCGTCCCCTTCTTTCGGTGCCCAGGAAGCGATCCACTGGCCGGCGCGATCCTCGATAACAAGAGAAAGATCGTCCAGCTCTCCGCTCGTGCCGTCGGTGTATGTCGCTGAGACGATCTTTCCTGTGAATATCTTCGTAACTTGTTTCCCATTGTATGTTACATGGACGACTGTCTTTCTCATTCAACATCCCTCCAAGGCGGAAGATCGGCGTCCACTTCTGGCTGCGGCTCCGGGATCAGAAGCTCGACGCCAGAACCAAAAACGACGGTCTCAATGTGGCCGGAATTGGCCTGCATCAGTACCGTCATTTGCAACTCGCTGCCCATCTGCTGCAGCGCTATAATATCCCAAGTGTCTCCCTGGGTGGTTACATATTTACGCAAGTCTGACACGTCCTTTCTGGCGAGTAGCTTCCTGCACAGCAGCAAGTATGTTGCTCTTGTATTGCTCCATCTTGCGCTCTAATTCTGCTAGCGTTGAGTCATCAACACTGCCCTGTACGTTTACAACAAAATCACCTATAGAAATATTAGCAGGGCTAGTTTGTGGAGCTGACACACCAGAACCCTGCAGTTTTGCTTTCAGGCCGCCAGAAGCATAATCCCGAACACCTAATGCCTTGCCAACCTTATCATACAAGGACAACGCCTGATTTCGCTTGTTAGCTGCCAATGGAATAAATGCTTCAGGTCCTTTCTCAGCAAATATACCCATGTGGGGACTTGTGGCAATACCACCGTCAGCATATGCCCGAATCCCTCCTGGTGCTGTCGGAACGTTGCGAGAGGATGGAGGTTGAATGTTTGGCGGTACTTGTCCAATTTGCTTAAACAAGGTTGTGATTTCTACCGCCTTCTCACTAGGCAGCCCGTCAAGTTTTTGAGCAAACTCATTGACTTTTTTAATGACTGCTTCTGTCTTAGCCTTCTGTTCCGTTGTGAGCTGATTATATTTTTTAGCCGCCTCTTCAAGCGGCATGTCTAGCCCTTCCTCAATCGTAGTTAATTCCTTGAAATTAGTAAAAGCCGCTGCCGCCGTATCGGAAAGCTCCTTCACGATTTGCTCGGCTTCCTTCATTTTTTCAGTAGCTTCTTCGGTTTTTTATTTACATTTTTGAGGGTATCCTGAAGAGCTTCCGCACTTGTAGAAACACCCGTAGACAACCCAGTCTTTTCATTCAATTCTGCATTTATTTGCTTAAATAGCCTGTCTTCTTCTTCTTTGCTGATTTTCCCAGAATCTCTATCGGCGTTTACTTTTTGCGCTCTATCTCTTAACTCGGTTATTGTTTTAGCGTTGTTTACACTCGTGATCCGTTCCCGCTCCCACTTCTTCTGATCCCCGACTGCTTCCTGATACCGCTCTTTCTGCTCGGGCATTTTTGCCTGTGCCTCATTCACAGCGGCCTGCAAGTCAATCTTGGCAGATTGCTGCTTCAAGGAAAGCCTATCTCGCTCCAATCCAGCTTGCTCTCGCAGTTTACCACTCTTTGCATCCTCGGCTTTCAGGATCTCCGGATTCATATCGATAAGCTGCCGTTCAACCTTTCTCAACTTCTCACGAGCAGCTGCTAACTCACTCGCTGGCGCTTTAGCTTGATCGATTTTAAGCTTCAACCGATCGTATTCAGCCAGGAGCTGTTCCATCCTCTTGAGTTGTCCATCAGCTTGCTTGTAGTTCCCTAAGGCTGTTTCCATCTTCTTTCCAAGCTGAACAAGGTCTTCCCTAGCTCGTCGGCTACGTGTGGAAATAAGGTAAATGCCACCGGCAATAGCTCCGGTTGCCGCCATAGCCCAACCCACTGGACCAGATAGGAGACGAACAGCAACACTGAATCCACCTACAGCACGAGTCAGAGCAATCACGCCGCGCGTTACCTTTGTAATTGGATAGGCCGCTAACGCTATCCCGCCAAGTACCATAGTGGCTTTACCGTGCTTACTTGCGATTTCGGTTCCTAGATCGGCCAACTTCTTGAGCGTCGGACTCAGTACCTTCATACCAGTTATCTGCAGCGTCTCCATAGCACTTCGGAACAACTCGACCGAACCTTTCGCATTGTCCAGGCGTGTTGTGGCCACGTCCAGAGCTGTGACGCGTGATGCCTCAGCGTAGAAGTCCCGGACACCTTGTGCACTCTCTTTATAGAGAATGTTCGCGGCACGAACAGCATCCGTTCCGAACATCGTTTTCAAAGCAACTTGCCGCTGCTGATTCGTTAAGCCTTTGAGTGCTTTGTTCAGCTCGCCAGAAATGATTTCAAGGTTTTGCATATTTCCAGCTGAATCGTAGAACACGGATGACATTGCACCAGCGTTAAAGGCCATCTCTCGGAATGATTTATTGGCCTTGTCGCTTCCTACTTTAGCGCCTGCAACTTTAGCCGAGTATTTCATAAATGAATCAACAATGTCCTTCGTCGCTGTAGATGCAGGCTTTACGCCTTGGGATTGCAAGAACTGCAAGGCCTTGGTTGCGTCGAAGGTCATCAAACCAAGTCGTTCGAACTCGCCTATAGCATCAGCTGTAACTGGCGTAAGGTTCAAGAGCATAGTTTTCAGCGACGTACCAGCATCCGATCCTTTTAAGCCGTTGTTAGCGAAGAGCCCAAGCGCGGCATTCGTGTCGTCAAAGCCTAAACCAACACCGGATGCAACAGCTGAGGCCTGCGAAAGCGCCATTTTGAGCTCCATGACGTTTGTCGCGGAGGCGTTCGCCGTACCTGCGAGCATGTCTGCTGCATGGGATGCTTCCATGGCGTCGCTTCTGAATGCGTTCATGGCCGTGGACATGATCTCTGCAGCGTCAGCCAACTCCAAGTTACCTGCAGCAGCAAGGTTGAGTGCCGCTTCAATGCCACCGCCTTTGATCTTGTCGATCGATAGGCCAGCTTTTACGAGCTCTTCAATGCCTTGGGCAGACTCTAATGCGCTATACTTTGTCTTTGCTCCCATGTCCAGCGCTAGCTGTTCGATCTCGCCCATCTGAGACTTTGCGATACCGCTGACAGCTTGGATACTTGAAATTTGCTGTTCAAAGTCGATTGCCTTTTTGAAACTGGCCATTGCGAAAGCACCAGCTCCAATACCCGCAGCAGTTCTGGTCATTTTGGACTTGAGCTCATCAAGCGTATTGGCTTGCTTCCTCATGCCCTTATCTACTTTTTGCGTCTGGTTGTAGAGCTTTTGCATCTCTGCCCCAGCTCCTCCCATAGAACGCAAAAAGGAGGCCTGCAACTGGCCTCCCAAACGGTACGCTATTTCATATGTTTTCATCGGCTTTCACCGCCTATATCCTCGGATATGCCTACCCACTCCTGGAGCTCATCCAGCGGTAACGATAGCCAGTACGAGATGGGGGAATGAAAGTGAACAGAAAGAACGGCCGCCCGTTCCCGGAGCAGCCGTGTTAAACTAGTTCCCTCTATTCGTCCCCCAAAATAAAAACTTGTACCAGGCGTGTTACTTCCGCCGCATCCTTAAGCCCCAAGGATAGAATTAGCTCTGGTGGACACTTGGCTGCTAGAGCTGCAATGTACGCTTGCATTTCTTTCATTAGCTCCTTCAAATTGGCCATTTCGTTACCAGGAACAGAACGAACATATTGCCGTTCTGCAGTAATTAGATCCTGGCCTGTCAAGGACTCAAAATCGAGAGTCAGTTCTGTAACTTCCTTACCTTCAAACGTGATAGGCTTTTTTAGCTTGTAGACTTGTGCCATCGTCAATTCCTCCCTTACAGTCCTAGCATCCGGCGCCGGTTTTCGCTCCAGTCTCGACCGTTGACTTTGTAGATATTGTTCAACTTATCAACTTCGAAAAGAACCTTGTCGTCTTCTTCCGATTTTATATATAACACCTCTAGCTCGGTCGAAGCGTCCATCGTTGCCAAATTGTCTGCCTGACCCATATCAAAGTTTTTGGTGAAACACTTAACAGTGATTTTTTTACCAACGTCGAAGTAGTTAATTTTTGTCTTATCGAAACGCTGGATGACTGATCTAAAAGTAATAAGATGCGCCACCGGCTCCATGAGGATAACAGCTGCTGGTTCCGGAGCGGTACGCCATTTGAAACTCATTGTCATGGAGCTAAAATATCCCGGCGTGATGCTTTCAAATTCACCGCCGATACCTGCACCTTTAATCTGAGTCGTGATCCCTTGTAAGTTCGGAAGCTGCACAGTAGCTGTTCCTAAATAAAGATCCGAGTCCTTGAAGACGCTGTATTCTATCAATTTTTCGTCAATCTGATTACGCATATCGTTCCCTCCTTAATTAGCCTGCCAAGGCCTTCAAGTAATTAGTATCGAATTGCAGCGTGAACTCGATATCCTCCGCAATTGGTGTTAATCCTACGAAAATCTTAAATCGAATAATTCCATTCAACAGGGCGGATTCCGGATTCTCAGTCGGATCGTATTCGATTCGGCCGCCGAGAATTGCGCCTGCAGATACCAGACCGTTAAATTTAATACCGATTTTGTCGACAATCATCTGTATGAAATTGCGATTTACTTGACGATCGACATCCTCGAACGTGTCCGTAATCACAAAATTGTTGATCCAATACATAGTTCGCTTTGAAGCGAGCATGTTGTCTTTCATGTCCTTATTTGCAGGGAATGCACTGGTTCTATTGCCCCACAATACGAACCCGTTAACAAACCTCATTGCTGTAGCGATACCTTGCTCATTCAACTTGTTAGCCTGATCAATTCCTAGCAGCACAGTTTTTCCATCTGCAAGCACGCAGCCGTCTGCAACCATTTGACGGTTTGATGGAGATGCTGTTGGGATACCCCCATTGGCGGTGTCCATCTGCCCGATGATGCCCGCGACATGCGTACTCATGTGGTACTGGAGGCCGTTGCGCACCACTTTCGGCCAGCACACGTATGTGCCCGGATCGTTTGCCTTTTTCCCTTCGATGGCAGCTGTAATCGTTTTGGCCGCATTCGTATCGATGTCAATCAGTGTTATTGCCTTGAAAATGCCGTTGATGTTCTGTGCCTTTGATGCCATTGCATCGGCAACTATCGGATCCGTACTAAATTTCGGCGCAAGAACCAACTTAGGGACATCGCCCAAAAGTGGCATCATGATATCTAGGAGTTCCAGGCCTGTCCGAGTGTCATCCGTAGCTACCCCTATAATGTCTGTACTCTTGACCTTGCTGACATCTGGCATATCGCAAGTGAGTGTCAATCCAGTTACAGGTAACTTTACACTGGATCCGGATGGAATTGTGATAACCAGGTAACCGTCTTCGTTCAGTGATGCCTCGTAATCTTTGCCCTTTGCTAGATCGGCTTGGTCTTTGAGAGAAACGGATTCAAGGATTGGATACAGAATAGCCGTCTCCGTTTCCGGCTTAGATAGGTCAATTGTGGCTGTGTTGCTCTTCTTGGCCTTTGTCATGTCCATCACATTCACGAAAATAGCGTCGCGTTGCTTGTACAGTGTAAAATGCGATTCCATAGCCTCATGAAGTGTATAGCTATCGAAGTCAATCGAGTAACCAAAAATGGTCTTTGCCTCAGCTCTTGACGATAAGCGAACCGGTTCATTCACCGGTCCTTTTGGCGCAGTGCCAAAAAAACAGGCAACGACGTTGATACTGTCGTGCCTGTTACTGGTGTATCCTTCTCGCGAACTCGCGAGCCGTGAAAAAAATCAGCCATATGCTTTTATCGCTCCTTTTTCGTCGATTATATTGGGTAGATCCCATTGTGTGATAGCTGTGCCAAGGAAATACGGATACGGCTGTTCCTCCGGAATTGTCCATTCATATTCTGGACGTATCCGGAACCGTCCACCAATGACTGGCTGACGGAGCAGTTCAGTCTCTACATACTCCATTAGATTAATTAGAGCGTACGCTCCGGGGCTCGTGTTCTTGGTACCATTCGGTTCTTCTTCGGCACGGCCAAATACGCCACAAGTGAGTTCTATGGACACGTACCGTTCATCTTTATTACGCTTACCGTGATATGGCCGCACCTCGATAAACGGATAATCCGATTCCCGTCGTTTTTGATCAGGCAGGGGAACGTACCATTCAAACACATTAACTGGCTTGTATTCGCCATCCAGCTCACCTGCTTTTGCGCCTTGGGCTGTATGGTATGTCGCCAACACTTCCCGAAGGTGGTCAGCCAGGTTACGTACTAGCAGTGAAACAGTCAATTAAATCCGGCCTCCTTCATAGCTCGATCCATCTCATGAGTAAGACGTTCTTCAAGCTTCTTTGTCATTTCATTCTGTAGCTTGTCCCGGATCTTTGCTGAGTTGAGCATGATCGGTACACCAGGACCGTACAGCTGCTCGATTGGCAACCTGCTCTTTCCTGTACGGCGATATACGCCCAGGCTGCTGTTTCGCATATTTTGAACAAAAGCCCCGCTTATTGGCTTTTTGTTGCCCCTCTTAACGGCGGCCTTCAAGACTTTTGGTCGTCGCTTAACAGGCCTCGTCGGTGTTGTTTTGAACTTGATGAGCCGTATATTTTGACCTTTCGATTTGAACACGAGCTCATCATTTGTCTGAGTCAATTTCAAGTTACCGTACTTTTTCACGTCGCCAGCTCGGATAAGGTATTCCTTGCGGACTTCCTGTACGGCCACTGTCTGGAGCCGCTGACCGGTTCGTTTGAAAGCCCGGTTAACGGCTTTTGGTGCTTTCTGGGCAAGCTTTTTCACGGCTACTGCTGCCTCTTTAAAGGACTTAGCATCAGATGTAATCATGACCGTTTCGCTCCAATCTTACGGTAACAAGCCCTTTTTCCTCTCCAGCCCCGATGACTATATATTCCTTCTCGTTCACAATCATGGGCTGCCCCTTAACCGGCACAAAGCCAAGATCAGACAGTCGTACATACATCGTCATCATGACGTTGTATACGCCTCGTGGGTCGATGTCGTACCCCCTAGAGATAAGACGCTTGCGCTCGTCGATGGAGTTGTGCGTGATAGTCACACACAACTCCTTGCCGTCGACGATAGCCTTTTCGCCCATCTCGGCTGGATTAACAAAGATGAGCAAGTCATCATTTAAGAAATCATTGAAACTCTTCATTTTTTCTTCTTACCAGTAGCTGGCTCTTCTGGCTCTGGTGCCTCCTGAGCTTCTAGTTCTGGCTCCTCTTCTACCGGTGTTGGTGTCTCGGATGCTTCTGGTTCCTGATGCTCTAGCTCCTCAGCAACAGACTGTTCAACTTCCAGCTGCTCGTCCACTTCTATTTCCTCGGCATGGCCACCTTCGATAAGCAACTTGATGAACTCTTCATCATGAATGTACTCTCGAACGTTATCGCCTCGGGAAAGCAGGTGACCAGCATAGCCAATCGGTGTTTTCGCAATCAGTTTTTTAGTCATGTGGATCCTCCTTATTTACCGGCATTCATGTACAAGCCCCGGCTATCCAGGACTGTAACGCCGTAGTCGAAGTAGATACGGAATTCCATACCGAGACGGTCGAAAGCAACATGTGATTCGAGAGTAGGTTCTTCTTTACCTTGTAAGTAAGTAACCTCAATCGTATCTGCAGCCATTGGATCTGTGGCTAAGTACCACGCTGTTGTACTATATTCATCCAACTCAGCATCAACAATAAGTTGTGTAGCGTTACGGAACACGTTAACTATGCCGCTATTGTTGCTCTCCAAGCCCGCCGGAGAAGCGATAAATTTACTTGCAGCCGTTTCTAATGTAGCTGGGATTAGCATGAACTTAGGCTGAAGGTTAAGAGTAGATAAGCCTCTGATCGCTTTTTGTCGACGCATTGCCGTGCGTGCTTCATCCATAGTTGCCTCATTCGGTACCCCGAGGATGCTAGCAATATTCTTATGATCCGCATGAAACAAATTCTTACCGTCTGAAATAACCGGATTCGCTGCTAGCATCTTATATACAAGTCGGTTTAAACCGCGTTTGGCCGCTGCAACATACGCCCGTGGCACGCGGTTGAGCATGGATAAGTCGTCATTGATGAAAGCTTCACGAGTAAAACCCCAGCGTTTTGAATATGTCAGCACGCTCTTTGTAACCTTCTCGTCCTTCATCGGATCATCAAACGGGATTACTCCATTTTGCGGTGTCTTCTCCAGTTCTCCCGCCTCTGAAATGCGATAGTGCTCGGCTGCCTTAAAATCCGGGTTGCTCCCTCTACTTGTCCATTGTTGGAAAGTCGTAGGCACTTCCTGGTAAGCGTTTGACAATGTTTTCGTTACTGCGTTTGAAACAATGCCTTGGAACGTACTGTCAGGAGACATATTGTTTCCGTCGCGTTTAAGTGCAGTACGCATTAGTTGCTCAGCATCCATACGGTGCGCGTTTGTTACTCCCTCCCGCTGCAAGCAGTCGATGGCGATATCGCGAAGACTCATTCCCCGGAACTCATGTGCTCCTGGTGCCGGACTCGCAACATGAACCCCGGAACGCATCAACAAGCCATCGGAAGCAGCTGCGCGGATCTTGTCTGTTTCTTCTGCAGTTACCTGAATTGTACCCAATGCAGGTGTATGCGGTTGTCTCGTACTGCGCATCTGCTCAAGAATAGCATCCTTTACGGAAGCAACTGTTGATTTATTCCGGATATACTCAGCAGGATCAACGGAGAATTCCCGACATAAGTCCATAATCTCCAATGTACGAGCAAGCTCCGCATCAGTTGCTGCTCTAGCTGCTTCTCCATTAGGTTCTGTTGCTGTTCCAGTCGTTGCGCCTGGCACTCCTCCTGCATCTGGTGCGTGTACAAGCCCCTGAGCTGCAAGGGCAATATGCTTCAATCCTGGCATATGTTTGTCATCTCCTTCATTTATTTGTGGCGCTGGCATCGGCTCAGCGCTTCTACCAACCCCAACCGTTGGATCGGCCGGGGTAGGCTCGATACTAATTTCAAATGGCTGCCACTTCAGAGCCACATATGCCGGTCCTTGATGGCGTCCATTTGCGGACACGCTGCCTGCTTTCACTTCCTCCCAATTGGTTACGCTGTAACCAACAGAAACGCCCTTGATTACGCCTTTAACGACTTTTCGGAATACCTTGTCGGAATCCTCATCATCGTCAAAGCGCACAAGGGCGCGGGCTTTTCTGGTGCTTGCATCCACCCATGACTTTTCTACCGTTCCGATAGGCATTCGTCCATATTTGGCATCGCGACCGTGGGAAAAGAGTAGAACGCCAACATCCTGCAACCGTGATAAATCAACAGCTCCATTGTCATGGCTCAATATTTCATTTCCAAACCATCTGCGGTACGGCTCCTCTGAGCTGAACGACAGTTCGACGGTGCGTTCCTCTTCGTTGATCGTCGATCCGTCGATGCTCCAGGCGCGCGTCAGCTCGCCTGTTTTCGGCCCGCTTCTATGCAGCACCGCCGGAATTGCTATGTTGGTCACCTTTTACACCTCCCATAAGTTTTTGTTCGAGCAGCCGTTCGGCAACGCGCTGCTCGATGACTTCGCGCCAGTCTTCCCCGTTTTCTGCGCAGATGCGGGCTAATGTGGTCTGACTGGTCTCAAGTGCTACCTTGTTGGCTGCGACTTCCCGCGTCGGGTCAATCCAGGCGGAGCCCGATGGGATCCATGCATGTTTGGCAAGCGCCGTGATGTCCGCCTTTGGCGGTACCGGCAGCGCTCCAACAAGAATCTGTGACCCTACAAACTCGTAAAAAATCGGCGTTAGAACCCGGTTCACCAAAGATCGAATATAGCGCTTGTACGTCTTCCGATCCTCTACGACACCTTGCCGGGCACTGGAGTATGTCACATTGCCCAGGTCCCTGCTGATTGCTTCATAGCTCAGCCCTACGCTGGCCCCGATCAGGCGCAGCATGGTCATGACGTGCTGCGCGGTATTCGAGGACTGTCCGGACGGTATGACCGTCTGAACCTCGTCCCCCGGGTTGAGCTCGCCAATCATGCCAGGCTCAAGCGACATGCCATCATATCGCCCCTCAACTGGCTTGATCATATTGTTCAGACGGCCAGCCGGTCCCGCTGGAAGAGCCTTCTTTATGAAGACACTGAGACAAGCCAGTACTCGTTCCTTGATATTCACCGCTTCAAGAAATTCATTTACGTCTTTAACCCGGTTGAGTGATGTCGCCAATTCGGATATTTCCCGGACTTGACGCGGATCTGACTTGTGGTGCCAAAAAATCACGTCTTCTGCCGGAATTCGGACGAATTCACCTTGCACCTGCAATGTTCCCTTGTATTTTTTAAAATAATAGGCAACATGCTTGCCGTGTGCGTTGATCTCCACGCCGTCGATAACCTCGTTCCCCTTTGTCGGCTCGATATTGGTTACGGATAACGTTGTGTCAAGCTCATCCACGGTCCGCAGTTGAATCTTAAACGGGAACCTTTTGTCGTCGGTGAAGGCCTTGTAAATAAAAATCCCGCCGTCAACAATACGGCGGGTTAATATCGTTTCCAGCATCTCCGTAAAGTCTTGAGCAGCTGTGACATCGCAGTTTTCTGCTTTTGTCCAATCCTTCCAAAGCTCTGTAATCTTTTCGGCTGTGTCACCTTCTGCTTTCGACTGCAGAGCAAGGCCCTCTCCGATGACGCCGCGCTGAAAAGCAGCAAGAATGGCCTTGCCGATGTCGCCGTTTCGTTCCATGTCCTGGGCACGGGCCCGGATCAGTTCGCGCTCCATCCTAACGCGCTGCTCATTCCAGCCAGATTGCGGATTCCAGTTGAGCGAGAGGCGGTCAACGCTGCCTGAGTCAAACACGGACATGCCCCGCCGCCAGGCTGCACGCTTGTATGCCCAGCGCGGGGACACGGCGGCAATCATCTTATCCAGTTTGTTCATTTCGTTTGTCACCTCCTCCAGAAGACGGCAGCCGTGAAGATGCCGTCATTATCTATGATCGCGAGCTGCCTTTCGAGCCGGTCCCGCTCCGCAAGAAGTGTCGACAAATCTGCCCGGCGCAAACGCCTATTGTCGATGGTGTACTCCTGACCACCGAACATAACAGCATCAATCGCTTCGTTTATCTTTTTCAAACGTTCTCTGAGCTGTTCCTTTTGCTGGTCATCCATCAGATTCCTCCTTTCACCCAACTACTTCTATGGACAACCGGTCCCGGCCGTATGGGTTTTACCGCAAGATTCGGTTTAGCAACTGGTGGTGCAGGCAGTGCCGCTCGTTTTAGATACCGAATACCCAAGTGATCAGCAGCAAAGGCGGCATAAACCTCACAATCGAGATAGTGGTTATCAGCAGATGTAGTTTTTTTGCGCCATACTTCTATCGTTTTATTGCCTACTTTCTCTTTAACCTTATGTTCGGCAGTTACCTGCGAAGTATAATCCTCGTCGCATCCGTCATAGACTAACCACGCTCCAGGTTTGTCTACTTCTCGATTTATACGATTTGCAATGAAATCCTTGTAGTATGAGGTATCAAGGATAAACAAACTAATACCAAAAAGACCGCGTTCTATGCGGTCTAATGTTGTAAGGGTGTATTTCGTTTTCAGTTCTCCTGATGCACCTTTAACTGCCACAGCCCACTCGCTGTTCATGCTGCAAAACGTGTAAGTATCGTCAGCGTTATAGCCTGAATCAATAGCGCATAACGCTACAAAGTGTTCAATGCTATCTGGTGTATAGTACGGCAAGTTCATAACCTCTTCGATAAAGTCCCAGGTCTCGCAAAAGCCATGACGAACGTTCCAACTTGTCATCCCCTCGCCCCAGGCACGGATCGTGTAATAGAATCTATCTTTCTGGACGTCGACGCCTCCTGTAAGAAGTAACGCATCTGGAGGAACAACACCATCTACATAATCACTTGATCGCTGTGCCAACTCAGAACTATTCATCTTGACTGTCGTTTGTTCCCAAGGCTCAGCCAACCAGCTATTAATAAAGTTCATGAGCAAGTCTGGATCGTTTTTCGATGTTACAAACTCATAGGCAACATCACCAAAACGAAGCCACGGACTATAAATGGCATTAATCCGGAACGATGTCTTACTAGCGAGGCGGTGCTTACCGTCTTCATCTTTCCATTCACCTGCTCGGAGCATTCCGGGCTTGTGCATGTCGCGGATGATTCCAAGGCATTTTTCACATTCATAATAAGCGGTCATTCTGATTTCGTCTGGCGATAGCGTTGAATCGTAGACGATTCCGCCGCCTGTTTTACGCCGTTTAAAGACGAAAGTCTGATAATGTCCACAGTGTGGACAAGGTACAAAGTATTGAAGTTTTACTGAACACCCTTCATGAGCGGACCATATCGGCCCTGAACGTACCGTAGGCGTCGAAGTCTGGACTATCTTACGATTGAATGTGAAAGTCCTAGTACGCTCCCGTGCTAACGCTCTTGGATCTGCTTCTTTTCCCGCATTTTTAGGAAACTTGTCTACCTCGTCCATAAAAAGATACCGGATAGGTCGGGAAGCAAGGGATGCCGGACTGTTGGCACCTGATAATACTACATACATGCCGTCAAGTTGGATCTCAAGCAGTTTACTTTCGTCTGGCCGATGTTTATCAGCAGTTGCCGGACTAAGTTGTATCATAGGTGTGATCCGGTTTTTGCTGGTATACTCGGCAAGCTCCAATGTCGGGTAAACAATTAGTGCTGGATCCGGATCCTGAGCTATTATATACCCCAGCATGTTATTCAACGATTCCGTACCGCCAACCTGCGTGGGCTTGACGAATACGATCTCTTCAACGCGATAATCATTCATCGCGTCCATGATTCCACGTAAATATGGAGTACGATCCGCATTCCATTGACCTGGCTCAGAATTCTTCGAATCCAAGATACGAAACTTGTCTGCCCACTCAGAAACGGTAAGCTTTTCAGGCGGCCGTAGAATTGCTGCAGCCTCTACAATCCACGGCGCAACCTCTTCAATCTGTTGCTTCTTTTTTCGCGTCATAGACGCCCCTCACTGACATTTGCAAGAGCACACCATGCACAACGTCCGCAATGTTTTGTTCAATTTGCCTAGCTTGCTCTGGCGAGACATAGGGAGCGATCTCAGTAGCGACTTTACGGCTAAAACCCGTTAGGCTGCGTCGCAGTATTACAAAGAATCGCTGCAAGTCGCCTATGGCCTCATCGCGACGTATGTACTCGCCGCGCTCAACCTCATTCCTCAATGTAGCTGCCTCGGCTTGTTCTTTCTTCAAAAGCGCTTCATACCGGAGCTTCATTTGTGCAAGTGACTCTTCGCCGTCTTCCGAATCTGCACCCTTTTTTCAGCCATGAATTCAATTACAGCTGTTAGTTCGAACCAACCAGTTTGCACCCGCTCCAATCCTTGTTTTACATAGTTGTTTAGCGTGTTCCGGTGGATACCGAGCACCGTCTGAACGCCCTTTGAGGAAATACATACTTTTCCATCTATACCTTTGAATAACTTCTCGATATCCAACGCAAAACACCTCCTAACATGCACATGCACAATGATTTTTAAATTTCATACTCGGCCGGATTTCGGGGTCGCGAGCACCCGCATAGCCCCCACCCCCCTGGAAAGAACCTACCGCCCGTATAAACTCTGCTGTCATCCTTTCATCCCTAGCCATTCTTTCGGTGATGTCTCTAGCGCCCCTTTGTACATATCGAAAGAGTTCTTTACCTTCGCTTCCCTAATGAACTTAGGTTGTGGACTGTCTCTCAGTAGCTGTTCTCTAAGCTGAAGGTGCTCGATGTTCATCATCGAAACATAAGCAAGTAGTGCAAACTTTAATTCATCGTACTCCGGTTTCCCGCCATGCTTGACCAGCTCAACAATGTCTCCTAACTTCCTCAATGCATCACCTCCGCTCCACGGTTCTTGACCTCTTCTTTAAGAGTTGCAACCATCTCATTCACTTGGCGTTTGAGCTTATCCCTACGTTTTACATGGCCGTTTATAATGGCCTTCTGAATCTGCATTATCTTTTTTCGAATGTTCGCATTTGTAAACGTGTTGTGATAATGCTCGGAACAGTTAGGACAAGTGAAATACACCTCTTCTACGTCATCGTAAAGTACACGGGTCTGAATATCGATATCAAATTCATGCTTGCATTTGTTACATGTGTTATTCACGACTTTCACCCCTCGCTTTATCCAAATGGTATTCAACCATTTTCAAATGCTTATGTGCTGACTTGGCGGCTTCTTCCGCTGTCGGTAGCAGATTGTTTAATTCCTCGACGTTTTTCTGGATGCGTTTAAATAGGTCATCAACACTAATACCTGACATGATATCAACTCCATTTTTCTATACAAAAATATAAGAACAGCTAGCTACTACATTTTGGATTGCCGTTATAGTTCAACAGTTGATTCAAGTACAATACACGTCTCAACAAATCTATCCGTTCCTTTGGGTTTGCACCTGATTCACGTAGTTGTGGCAGCGCGACTTTCAATATGTGATCTCGTTCCTGCGCTATTCTCTTAGCCCCTTCTGGTGTGAGCCAACTCTTATATCTTCGATCCACGTCCAACCCTCCTTATTAATAGATAATTCGTTTTGCATGTTGATCAGGGGCGCAATAATCTTCTGGTTCTCTTACGGCCATCCGATCACGATGAAGTGCGTCCAAAGCATCTTTTATAAACGCTTCTGACACTGTATAGAGAGAAGACGGACGGAATCCAGATTCAATAAGCTGCTCAACTCTTTCCTTGGTTGTTATTTCTCCATTCACAGCTACATACGAACCTGGTTTCAAATCTTTGAGTTCAACGGTTCCCATTGTCGTTCACCCTTTCTGTACAAAATAAAAAGTCGTCGAATAATCAACGACTCATCTCATCACTTCCGCTTTCTCCCCTGTTTCTTGCTCCCAGCGCTTAATGATTGTCAGACAATTCTCTGGTTCCACTTCCATCATGTAACATACACGTTCCGTTTGCTCCGAAGCTATAAGTGTTGTTCCCGAACCACCAAAAAGATCGACAACCATATCGCCTTTGTCGCTCGAATTTTCGATTGCGTCAATCACCATTTGCAGCGGCTTTTCTGCGTTGTGCAATTTCTCGGATAGCTTCCGAATGACCTTATTGTAAAACCACACATTCCCCCGCCCGTTTACCCGACGAGCGCCGCTCTTTTTGTCTTTCATGGCGATTTTATTGATATCTGGTTCCCGATGAAAGAACATCACAAATTCGTGACAATGCGTGTAATGCGATCCTAGCCCGCCACCTCGCGTTTTCACCCATACAATTAGGTTTTTCAAAGGCAAGAAGAGCACATCTGCACTTTTTCGCCATGCCGGATAACTCCGGTAATCGCAACATACATAGATATGCGCAAAGTCTTTCGTGATCGACTTTATCCCACCTAACACCGCACGCATAAATGGTTCGACCATTTTCGTATCTACAATTCCGTTGATCATTCCGTTGCTGCTGCCAAAAGCGGCATATGGCGGATCGGTAAAACACATATCGGCTTGCTGCCCGTCCATCAATTTCGCGACATCCTGAGCAAGGGTGCTGTCTCCACACATTAATCGATGTCGCCCCAATTTAAAAATGCTTCCATGTTTAATTTCCATTTAATCACCCTGTCTAGTCTTGATGTTAACTATGGGCATTGATCGACGAGCACATTCATAAAGTCGCCTATCGCCACCATCCCTTAATGATATGAATAAAAATGCCGCCCCCGAAGGAGCGGCTATATTGAGGATGAGAGATAACATAATTGGATTGCAGTCACTATTTTAAATTATTTCACACTACCATACTAACATCTTATGAATCGTTAAACAGTGGCAATTTAGTCGCACGACTGCCAAACACCGTCAACCCCAAAAAACAGCGCCGTTAATGCATTTGTGGCTGCTTTCAAATCCCTAAAGACTGTACTCCTGTCGCAGGAGTGGCATTCTGCTATTTGATCAGCCGTCTTTTTCTCCTCTGCGATGTACATCTGGTACACAGTTTCATAACGTCTCATATCTTCTGCTCGTCCAGTTGATTCACATAATACTTTATAAACCTTCAACATTTCATCGACGAATTTTACGATTGCTATAGTCCGTTCCTTCGAACGCTTGATTGATTCAATGGACTGATCTTGATCCAACATATCTGCCTGTTCCAGCATATCAATTTCGCTCAACTCGGTTTTAAGATTAGTAGCGTGAACTGCGAAACGACGATAGTTTTTCAGCAGCAGCCTTGTGTTGCGCAAACGTCTATCTCGTTGATTCTTCCGTTGTTTGTCTTGCTCCTTCTGCACAGTCTCTACAGCAACACGTGCGGCGATTTCTGCAACCTCTGCATGGTTCAC